CAGATATTCTTTCACGGCTTAACCCTCCGTTTCTGGTATTTCGATGTACTTCCATGACATGGGCGGCCGGTTTAGGCCGAACTCCGCCAGCGGTCTTGGAGTATCGTATTTCTGCGGCTCTCTTACCATCCACCCGCACAGTTTTCTTCCCGGCCCACCGGCGTATGCCTCCAGATCCTCCAGCGGCACACAGGATTGATCCACCATCGTGGCCAGCAGGTTTGTTTTTGTCCACCCGTTGCAGAGAAATTGCCCCTGGACGCCCCCGGTTCCGCTGACATAGGCCAGCACCAGCATAGGCCACGGTTTTGGCGCTCCCGCTCCGCCCTTTGGGGCGGTCTTGCGGATCTCCATGGTCTTTTCTCCGGTCAGGATCTTCTCCCACCACTCCGGTTTTATGCTCATAAGCACCGCCCGCATGGTCAACGCCCCTTTCCTTTGCCTTTTTCATTTCCTCGCACAGGCATAAACCGGCATTTATCCACGGCAAACTCCGCCACATAGCCGATTGCCGTACAGGCCAGCATAATGTCCGCCGTGAGATCGTCCGCGTCCTCCTGTCCGCGTCCGTCCCTGTTCATTTTCCGCAGGTTCCGCGCCATGATCTGGCCAAACTCATACAGATTGTTGGCCGCCTCCAGCCACCGCTCTTTTTCCACCGTGTACCCGATTTTGATTTTCTCCACGGCTCACACCTGCCTTTCAAAACGGCCCATGAAATGGGCGGCCCACTCGGTTGTCGCGCTCTCCTGGTTGCTCCAGGGGAGGGCGGAGGGTGGGAGGTCCGGGAAGTAGGCCCGCAGATTGTCCTTGTAGAAAACCGGGATTTCGTTTTCCGCGCAAAACTCCGCGATCTGGTCCACCCATTCCCGGCGCGGCTTTACCTTGTCCATCCGGTTCCCGGTTTCGGCCCCCAGGATCACCCACTGGGGCAGGCCCTCCGCCGCGCTCATGTCCACCGGCCCCAGCAGCGGCTCCATGCTCCAGAATGTGTTGATATTCGCCCAGGGCATGGGGTACATGGCCGCCGCGTCCTCATTGGCCACCGTGGCCCCGTACCAGAAATTTTCCGCATGGGGGAGGAGGGCCACCCGGTCCAGTTCCAGGTATCGGGCGGGGTTTTTCGTCAAAAACAGGTATCTGTGCTGGGGCGCTCTCTGGCAGGCGTCCACCACGTCCCGGATCCACTCCGTCGGCACCCAGCGGCCGAACAGGTCCGCCATGCTGCACACAAAGACGGTCCGGCCCTCTTTCTTCCGCTCCGGCTGGTTCAGCCGGTAGCGGTGCATGGTTGGCTCGAACCCGTAGGGGTACGGCGTCCCCTTGATCTTCTCCTCCAGGACGTGGAGGCCGTCCGTGCTTGCGTGGTCCTCCAGGCCGGCGTCAAAGCGGTGCGCGGTTCTCCTGGCGTAGCAGTAGGGGCACCCATGGCGGCACCCGGTGACGGGGTTCCAGGACATTTCCGCCCAGTCAATTTTCGTTTCGTTCATGGCGTTTACCTCCGTTCAGTTCCAGCATTTTCTCACGGACCAGTTTATCCACGACGTGGCCCGGCTCCCGATACCCGCACATGGTGGCCAGCCTGTCCAGGTTGTAGGCGGTCTGCGCCGTCACCAGGAGAGTGACCCGCCGCAGGTTCTTTTTCTCTCTCATGGCTCCGCCTCACTTCCTGCTCCGTTCCAGGGTAATCTCCCTCATTCCTCCGTCGTTCCGCATAGCCTCCTGGATCCCATCCAGGACGGCGGCGGAGATCACCCCGGCCGCCATTTCCTCCGGCAGGTTCCGCGCTCCATGCAAAACCCGAAACGTCGCGGCGGCCGCCACCCGGATGGCGTTCAGTTGGTCTTGCCCGGTTCCCCCGGTGGTCACTTCCAGGCCGCCGTTTTTCTTGGCCACGCTCAAAATAACCTGGTCATTCATCGTCTGGATCCTCCTTCCACTCATTCACGATACAGTCCCGGCAGTTGTAGTCCGGGCAGTAGGTACAAATATCCACCCCATCCTTTGCGGCGGCCCGGATCATGGCCTCCAGGTCCGGTATGTTGATCTGCCGGTTTGGGTGGATCAGTTCCACCACCCGGCGGAGATAGGCGGCCGCGTCCCAGTCGCCGTACACCTCCGCCGGCCCGCTCGGTTCCATCTTCTCCGGGTCCATTGGCCAGATCGCCACCGATCCGCCGGTGGGGTCCGCGTCCCACCGGGCCGTCGATTGCTCCGTGACGTTCCCTGCCTTGTCCTTGCAGATCCGCCCCATTTTGGCGGTTCCCACTCCGATCCCGATAACGCCCATGTGATTTCCTCCGTTTCTTTCCGGCGGCTATACCGCCACCGCCTTTTCCAGTTCCTCCATGGTGTTGATCTCGACGCCGCACCACTCCGGCAGGTTGGCCCGCACCAGGGCCGTGGCGAAGGGAGGGGGAACCGCGTTCCCGCACCGTGCCACCTGTTTGGTCTTTGGGTACTCCCGCCCGGTATAATCCCGCTCGATCTTGTAGTCCTGGGGGAACCCGTTGGCCATATACAATTCCCGGGGCGTCAGCATACGCAATCCTATGTCTGCCATGAAATAGGCCGTGCCTCCGATCTCGAACAGGATCACGTCCTCCGGCCCCAGGCGATACCCGCAGTAGGTGTTCAGCAGGTCCCGGATCTCCGGCCAGTGTTTCAGATCCGCGTCCCGCTCCGCCTTGGCCACCACGGTGGTGACGACGCCGAAGTGGCCGCCGCCGGCGGTGATGGTCTGCACCGGCTCCGACATGGGGCCGCCCAGGTTGGTTCCCTTCATTTTGACCAGGTGGGTGGCCGTCATGGCGTTGTGGTCCACGGCCGTGACCGTGTGGAGCGGGTCGGACATTCTGGACCCCTCCCCGGTATATGCTCCGCCGTAGAACTTGGCCAGGTTCGCCGCCAGGACGCCCTCCCGGTCTTTTGCGGTGACGGTGTGGAGCGGATCCCCGGCGCTCTGGCCATGCTGGTCGCTCCCGTAGTATTTGACCAGGCTGGCCGCCGCCAGGCCGTAACGGTTGGAGGCGTCAATGGTCATAAGCGGGTCCGCCACTCCCTGGCCCCGTACTCTCTCGGTCTGCTCGGTGTGGTACTGGATCAGGGCCGGCGCCACCATGCACTCCTCCGCCTTTGAAACCTGGGTGTGCGTCGGCTCCGTGATTTTCCGTCCCCGCTCACCTCCCCCGGTTTGCCCTATGGCCGTTAGTGTCGGTGTGATCACCATTTGATGGCCGCCCGCTCCGCTGCTTGTGATCGTGTTCACCGGCTCGGTGATCTTGGTCCCCGTGGCGTTCTCGTTGTTGTGCATGGTCAGCGGGGCCATGACGGGGGAGGCGACGCCATACCCGTGCTTTGCCGTCACCGTCTGGAGTGGGTCCGCCGCGTCCTGCCCCCGGAAGTTTCCGGCATGGTTCACCACCACCAGGAACGGGTCCGGCGCTTTGATGGAGAACTTGTCCACCCCACGGATCACCCGCCGCATGGTATTGGGGCGGAGGGGGCGCTGGGCGGAAAGCCCGTATTTCTCCCGGATGGCCTCCCGTGTGTCGAAGATGGACGGGCATGGCAGGCTCCAGTCTATGACCTCCGCCGCGCTCCTCCACGGCTTTTTCCGGCCTGCCAGCACCTCCGGTGTGTCCGCCGGCGCGTGGGTCGGCTCCGGCCACACAATGGGTTCCCCGTCCCTTCTGGCGATCAGGAAAAACCGCTTTCGCGTGGTGGGCGCTCCATAGTCGGCCGCCACCAGTTCCCGCCATTCTACGGCATAGCCCAGGGCCTCCAGTTGGGAAAGCCACCGGCGGAACGTCTGGCCCGCCTTTGACTTCACCGGGCGTCCCTTTCGGACAGGTCCCCAGGTCTGGAACTCCTCCACGTTCTCCAGCATTATCACCCTGGGCGCCACGGTTCCGGCCCACCGCAGGACGATCCAGGCCAGGCCCCTTATGTTTTTGTCTACCGGCTTTCCCCCCTTGGCCTTGGAAAAATGCTTGCAGTCAGGGGAGGCCCACAGCAGGCCCACCGGCCGGCCCTGGCACACCTCGCGGGGATCCACGTCCCACACGCTGGCCTGGTAATGCTCGGTGTACGGGTGGTTGGTCTTGTGCATTAAAATGGCGTCAGGGTCATGGTTGATTGCGATGGTCACGGGGCGGCCGGTGGCCAGTTCGATCCCCGTGGAGGCCCCGCCGCCGCCGGCGAAACTGTCCACGATGATTTCATCCAGAAAGGACACCTGCGCGGTCGTCCGGCTCATTTTGCCCCGCCTCCCGTCATGTCCAGATACAGGGCGCACTCTTTCCCGGTCCTCTGGCACCAGGCCCATTCCACCATGGCGCCCCGGCTCTCCTGATAGTCAGGGAGGAACACGGCCAGGTCCGACGCCTCCAGCATGGCCAGCGCGATCCGCATATAGTCCCCGTCGGTCAATCCGTCCGGCAGGGTGGCGGGGTTCAGGACCACATGGCCGGCCGCCTCCAGGACCTTGGCTGCCTCCCGGAACTTTGCCCGATACCGCCGATCCCCGGCGATCTTTCCCGCTATGTAAATTTTCATGGGCTTGTCCTCCTATTCGTTGAAAACCTCGAAATATTCCTGGTATGGGTAGCCCGTCATTTCGTGCCACCCGGTTTTGCAGGTCGCCCCGTCGTCGAACTTATACAGGACCGCGCCTTTCCGCGCTTTTGGCTCATTCCTCCAGGAGGAGGCGGACACCACCTTGTAGGTGATCACCGGCTTGGTCATGTTTTGGGTTTTGCTGTACCGCTTTCCCCGCTTTCCTGCCTCCCGGTACTTCTCCATGGTGGACCGGCTTTCCTTCATCAGGTAGGCCGCCAGTTTTGCATGGTTCCCCCGGCGGTCCAGGGGCTTGAAACTGATACCCCCGCCTCCCCTGGGGACGTTCTCCCATGCCTCGGTGATGATCTCCGGGTCCATGCGGCTGATCACCACGTGTATGTGCGGGTTGGTCATGCGCTTGGTTTCGATCACCACCACCGCCCTGTACTGGATCCCGCGCTTTCGGCAGGCTTTCCGAAGGTTGGCCAGGAAAGCGGCCTTGTGGGCCAGGATCTCCTCAAAGGTCGTGTCCTTGTCGTAGTAGTGGAGGACGGCGTGGAGGTCCCGGTGGTCAAAGTTGGCGTTCAGGTCCCAGCGCAGGTGTTCTTCTGCCACCCGCTCGTTGATCCGGGCTTGCTTTTCCGTGGTGGTCCCCTTATTGGGGCCGCGCTTGACCCCCTTGGTGTGGACCCGGAAGGATTGCATTTTCCTGTGTTCGACGGTCCGGCCAGCCTGCACCACCCTGTGTACGTATGGCATGGTGCCCCCTCCTTTACGGGTGCTGGTCACTTTACTAATGCCTCTTACCGGCGCTTACGGGGCCGTGGCCCCGCCGAAAAATTATCCGTTGCGAACCTCCCGGGGAACTG